TCAGGCCCCCAGGCAACCATCCACAACGAAGTGCGCGTAGACTTGCTGCAAGCCGATGCCAAAGCAGAATCCAACACGCTTAACCGATACTTTGTGCGGCCCTAGTGCGATCTGAATTTTACACCGGGTCGAAAATATCCCCGTCTGATCATCGACGCTCCGCATCTGGAGGACACCAAGCTACTGGTAGAGGCTCGAAAAGAACTTGTTCCGCTTGGGCTGGAGTTTGAGCAGTCCGTGATACGGGATAAGCTCAGCATCCCCAAACCTGCGAAAGGCGCAAAGCTGCTGGGTGTTCCTGCGCCTGTCGAACCATATGTATTGGCGCAGGCAGCCAACCGCGAACAGAAATCACAACGACCAGTCGCACCGCGCGACATAGTTGATAACCAGGTGCGGACGCTGGAACAGGTCGTAGCTGTCCCGCTGGATGACATGGTCGAGCAGATCAAAGAACTGCTCGACTCAGTCAACAGCCTAGAAGAGTTTCGGGATCGCTTGATTGAAACCTATCCAATGATGACCAACGATCAATTGGCGGATGCTATTGCCGACGGACTGGTGGCTGCAAGCTTGGCTGGGAGGTATGACATTTTTAGGGGACTGTAGTCACGGATGCATTTTTTTCTTTTGCTGTTCGTATTCCGCTCGTAAATCTGAAAGCTCCTTTTCTAAGCTGTCCATCTCATGCTTCAAAGGTTCGCAACTATCACGATGTTCCGCGTAGTACGCATCAAAAGCTAGCAAGGCGCGCTGAGGCGTATTTCCCTGTGCAATCAATACATCAATAATGATGTTTTTATTTTCTTTCAGCGCTCCGAGACCTGCCCACGCTACCGCAAACTTTAGCTTTGCGTTTTCCCAACGAGCTTTAGCTGCGTCAATGTCGCTTCTCGTAATCATCACACTTACTCCTTGTTGGTGGACATGCAGGGTAAGTGATACGTGAAATTTCATGCAAGGTGAAATATGATCGTTTCACATGGGAACCTTCCATTCCATGAACAAATTGATTATTTCAAAGCAGGTAAATTTACCAAGTCGTTCTTGGACGGAAGTTTACAAAGCCGAACATGACTACGCCTTCGTCGTTGCAGGTGCAATCAAACACAATCTGTTGACCGACCTGCGCGGCGCGGTCGAGAAGTCCATCGCCAACGGCACAACCTTGGAACAGTTCCGCAAGGACTTCGACCAAGACGTCGGCAAACACGGCTGGCAGTACTAGGGCGAACGCGGCTGGCGCCAACGTCATCTGGGGAAACCAACCTGCGCCAGTCGTACAACACTGGTCGTGAAGCGCAAATGGCCGACCCCGAGTTGCGCAAACGCCGCCCCTATGGCCTGTATCGACACGGCGACAGCGCCCATCCGCGCCCTACTCACCTAGCATGGAACGGAACGACATTGCCTTTGGATGACACGTGGTGGGCGACTCATACCCCGTCGTGCGGTTGGGGCTGTAAGTGCAAAAAGTTCATGCTATCGGCCAGAGATGGAGAGCGCCAAGGCCTGACAATCGACCCTGTGCCCGCGATTGAGTGGGAAGAGCGAATCATCGGCAAGAACAGCCCCAATGGCCCCCGCACTGTTCGTGTGCCCAAAGGCATTGATCCGGGTTTTGAATATGCACCCGGTCAATCACGCTTGACGAACGCCGTGCCCCAGCCGCGCCCCCGTGATCCCCTGCCAGCAATGTCAGCAACGCCGGCCACAGTCCCGTCACCGCAAGCGGTGACCCAGTTCCTGAGCGAGTTCGGCGCCACCGATACCACCCCTGCCATATTTCGTGACGTAACCGGCGATACGCTGATGATCGGCCGAGCGATGTTCACTGATGCCAAAACCGGCGCGACAGCGCTAACCCAACAAATCAAGGACCGCGAACAGCCTTTACTGGCTGAAGCCATCAAGACACCCGACGAAATTTGGGCGCGTCAGGAATGGCAGCCAGATCTAGGCAAGGCCGTACTGCGGCGTCACTATCTCGCGCACATCCAAGTCAAGGACAAAGCTGCTCCCGCCGTGGCCGTGTTCGACCAGGACGGCGATAGCTGGACAGGAGCAACCGGTTTTGTTGACGACAGCGAGCAGTACCTTGAGGCCTTGCGAATCGGTGTTCGCCTTTATCGACGCACAGAATAGGAGAAACCATGGCCGGTGCAATGCGCGATGTCGTCATTGACACAACCAATATTGGCAAAGCCCTGGGCGAACTGGCCGAACGTTTGGGAGACCTGACAATCCCAACTCAACGACATTGCCGAATACCTCCACCAGTCCACTGACGACCGCTTCAGCAGGCAAGTTGCACCAGACGGCTCGCCCTGGGCACCGCTGGCCCCTTCGACGCTAGCCCGCAAGAAAGGTGGGCGCATCCTGCGCGACAAAGGAACGCTGCAGGAAACGATGCGACACAGTGTAAGCAACAACGAATTGGCGCTCGGTACTGATCGAGTCTACGGCGCCATTCACCAGTTCGGCGGCAAGATCGAGCACGCAGCAAGATTGCAGCAGGTTTACTTCCGTCAGGATAAGGATGTTCTGTCGGCAACCGTTTTGTGCAGAAGCGGAAATCCGATTTCGCGCAGTGGGTAACGCGCGGTGCGCACTCAACAGACATGCCAGAGCGGGCTTATCTGGGGCTATCCACAGAAGATGGCGCGGAGATCATTTTAATCGTGCAGGATTATCTATTGGATGTGGTGGAGAGGTCACGGGCCTAAAAGCTTGTCAGCGAAGCGCGGCGCTAAACCGAATCCAGTGCCGCAAATAACGCTACGAAGAGGCGTTAGACATGCGTTAGATTGGCTTGGTGGCTTATTAAATTCCGGCTTCGCCATCGCCGATCTACGTACGGAGTTCTTCAGAGCATGGAGAAGCGCTATCAGGTTTTCGTTAGCTCCACTTTTACCGATCTGCAGGATGCAAGGAAGGACGTGATGCAAGCCCTATTGGAGCTGGACTGCATTCCCTCCGGCATGGAGCTTTTTCCTGCTGCAGACGAGGATCAGTGGAGCCTCATAAAAAAAGTTATTGAGGATAGCGATTACTACATCGTAATTCTTGCGGGTAGATATGGTTCAATTGGCCCGGACGGCTATAGCTACACTGAGATGGAATATCGATATGCAACGGAGCTTGGAAAGCCAGTAATCGGTTTTATCCATAGCAAACCTGATTCTCTACCCCAGGGTGACTCGGAGCGAAGCGATGAAGGTATAACAAAATTAGCAGCCTTTCGCGCGCTCACCCAACAGAAAATGTGTCGTTTTTGGGATAGTCCGGCTGATCTCGGCAGCAAAGTAAGTAGAAGTTTAATTCAGTTAATCAAAAGCAAGCCCGGTGTTGGGTGGGTACGTGGAAATTTAGTACCCACCGAGAGTGCGTCTCAAGAAATTTTGAACCTGCGCCGTCGAATAGAAGAATTAGAGCATGAGATCGCGTCAGCACGCGTTACCGGGCCCGAAGGCTCCGCTGACTTGGAAAAAGGAAGTGATGAATTTGAAATTCATTATAAATTTTCAGGACACAACTACAGTGAATATATAAATAGAGACTTCACTGCAACGGCCTTCCACACTTGGGACGAGATTTTTTACACTCTATCCCCTCTAATGATGAACGAAGCTCAGGAATACATATTAATTGAAGCGCTTAACGCCATGGTTGAGCATGGCTGTAAAAAAGAACACGCCAATAATGCCGAACTAGAGAACCTTACACTGACAAACTTTACAATCAACAAAGATGACTATCAAACGATAAAAATTCAACTGCGGGCACTAGGTCTGATAGTGCAAAGTGAAAAAAATAGAAGCGTAAAGAACATGGCTACTTATTGGACATTGACTCCTTATGGAGACACCGTCATGACCAGGCTTCGAGCTAAAAGAAAAACTACTGCTCATACCTGATAACTCATTTTGATTGAAAAAAATCCTTAACCCCCCCTGAAATCACTTCCCCCTCATGACCCGCCGGCACTGGGGTCATGAAGACACAACTCGCCCTAAACACCGACCTCTCTGCTGCCATATCTGACGGCAAGGCGCCCGACTGGGTCGAACTTATCTCGCCCGGCCCAAAGGTCTAAGGTCGCGACGGCAGGCAATGGCTGTTCGATGAACTCACCGGGACGCTGGCGCAATCCAGCTTCACCGGCCGGGCCATAGACCTGCCAATTGATTGGGAACACGCCTCCCAGCACCGCGCGACGAAGGGTGAAAGCGTACCGGCCGCTGGACTGCTCGCCGGGACGGTTTGATTGGCGAGGACGGCGGCATTGAGTCGAAGTGCCCATTCAATGAGGCCGTCCACGTCCGCACCTGGCTCGAAGGAATGCCTGAGGAACACAAGCCGCAGGTTCAGGGCTACATGTTCGTCACGGGCCGCGAATGGTGGGATTTCCTGTCGTTCGATCCGCGCCAAGATGAAGATTGCCGCCTGTACATAGAGACCATCAAACGCGATGACTAGTACATCGCGATGCTTCATCAAGAGCCGGTCCAGTTCAATTTGGAGCTTGGCCGGATGGTTGACGAAGTAGCGGATAAAGCGCGGGCACAAGCACATCGATTAGGAGCCGGATCATGATCAGTACCAACCTCAACGCTGTTCGGGCAAAGCAGACTGAGTCGGAACGGATCGAAGCTGAGATGGCTGACTTCTGGACGCGGCCCGGCGGCAGCTTCAAAGAGTTGCCGCCGGCCCGCATGAAGCCAAGGCCTGCGCGGCGCGACCGGGTAGACCCTGAAACGCTCCTCAAGCGGCGCCCGAAGCCGATATCGGCTGCCGACCGCAAGGGCCTGCGCAAAAATGGCGGACTCGCTATGAAGTCGAAACGAAAACTCAACAACGGCTTCGTCCGAGCTGAGCGCAGTTGCCGGGCGCTGCTGCGCACAAACCACGTCGCAGTCGTGAACATCGATCCCAACGGCAGCCAGATCATGGCGAACTGTAAGAGCTGCCAGCAGATCCGTAGTCTGGCGATCGCAAACGCGATATTCGACTTCTCCTACTGCTGGACGATCTACATCGGTGCCATGTGTCGCGACGAGCGCGGCGCCGAGTACATCAAGTCGGTGGAGATCTCGCCGGAAGGCATCTACAAGGTCGAGCGCCTCACCGATGCCATCGAGCATTACTACATGAAGCTACGCAGCAGCGCGAACCCGACCCATCTGGTCGCATCAGGCTGGATCGCCATTCCCGACGAGATTTCGATGGGTGAAGCCCAAGCCGCGAAGCTGTTCTACGCCGCCGGCGCCTGGCATCAGGTAAAGGTTGCAGCGTGAGACGGCACATCGACTTGGTGCACCAAAGAATCCAATCACCATTTCCAGTTGATGAGTCCCACTCGTTCAAAAAACTCCGCACCACAAGCACCTAGCCCAATAGCCAGCACTGCAAAAACTCCAGCTTTTGAAATCCGCTTGAGCCAAACAAACGAAGGCTCGCCAAGCTTCACTCGCTCCCACTCGGCCTTGAGAATTTCTTGCGTCTCTACAGCTATTCGCTCTGCACGTGTAGTCATTTCGTTCTCATGAATTTGATCCAGGCCCCGAAGACTATTCAGCAGATTCACATGCTCATCTGGGTTAAGACGCAGTCGGATCCTGAATACCAACATGCCCATTTCTAGAAACTGCTCCTGCTTGTTGATCAGGTAATCATCGATTTCTGTCGATGACTTCTCCCTTACAATTTTTGCCATGGTGCTGACGACACCGAAATGCGCAACAAGCTGAGATACATCATTCCGTAACCCATCAATCCAGGCCTGCCGGAATTCAGAAGTCTTCTGATCCTTTGTCAGGATTGAAACAACCAGCGATATCACCCCAGCGATTAGGGCTACGAATAAAGCGACGATAGCTGGAACGACCAGATCTTCTTTCATATTTGCACCAGCATTACGTAGTCAGCCGCGTATCAAACACCAACCGAAACCAAATTGCCACCACAGCTCACAGCGAGAGAGTTTGGCATCAGAAAAGATAGCTGCGTGAGGCGGTTCAGACTCCAACAACGCAAACGACAGACCTGGCTGGACTTGCCGGCCAGCGGAATTGAAGAGGTAGGCCATGGCCAAGAGCAATGCAGATCGCTCAGCGAAAGCCGCGGCGAAGAGGAGATCAGGCTGCACTGCCTGCCCGGCACGCGGCAAGCACTTGCTGAGCTGATGGCCTGGAGCGGCATCGAGGAACAGGGCGAGGCGATCACGCTGATGATTCACCACCTGCACGGCCTTGGCCCGGGCGGCGCCCTTCCCCTGCTCACGCCGCCGCGACACGAATACGTGATACCCGAGAACGTGTCGCGGAAATTGAAGCTCGCGCACGATCGAGAAGCCCTTCGTATCATTCGCGACGATTAATGTTCACGCTGGATTGCAGTACAAATACCAAGCGCCGGCCACGAAAGAACTTACTCCCAATAAAAACGGCAAAGTTATCTCAACAATAATAACTCGCACATTCTGGATATTCACCATCCTCCAGAACCAGTTATCAAATCGATAAAGAGATGCTTCGATTCGTGGACTATTCATAAACTCAACATTTTTGGCCATGTTTTCCTTTAGGTTACTTACGGAAGAAAGCAGATTCTCTAGCACGGCAACATTAGTTGAGTGCCCTAGCTCCAAACTACTTTTGACAAATTGATCTACTTTTTCCTGTATGCCTACCAGTTCTTCTTCTACTTTGGCCACCGCATCATTGATAGAAATCACAGTACCACTCCTTTCTTTCCACCAATTGTATAGGGTGGCGTGCCTGGGACTTGAGGGCGACTCTGAATAGGGAGATCCAAACATAGCCGCACCCGTTTGATAGGCAACACGCTGCCCTGTAATCCTAAGACGCCACTCTTTGCAGGCTTCAATTGAATACCAAGCATGGTGTATGGTCACCCACGCCACAGCAACAACCAGACCGAAAACCATCTTGTTACCAGTAATCCCTTCTAAGGATATACCGAGAAAACTAACCGTTTTCCCTACCGAAACTCCTCCGACAACCATAGACAATAGGGTTATTGACACACCAAGAAGCAGGTTTTTCACCTTCAACGCTTGCTCTGAAATATCAAACCCTACTGCCTCGCCAAGGATTTTCGAAACGGCCTTGGATTTTTCTTCATCATTTAATTTCGAATCTTTTATTTTTTTGAACATTAGCAAAATCTCCTTAGTACGCTAAGCACTGCGCATTATTCCAAAGCTATCAGCTTGATACCCCACTTCTACGAATCACGCCAGCCGGCGAGGCAATCGGCTGTCTGGAGCAGTTATGAATCCCTATCTGATCACGGGCCCGGCCCAGATCGGCATCAGCGGTGGCCGCACCAGCGGGCACATGGTCTACAAGATCCTCGAAGCACACGGCGGCACCCTCCCGCCTGATGTGCACCTGTTCTTCCAGAACACCGGCAAGGAGCGCGAGGAAACGCTGGTCTTCATCGATCAGATCGCCAAGCGCTGGAACGTCAATATCGTATGGATGGAGTGGTGCCGCGTGTACGGCCAGCCCGATGACGCACCTTGGTACAAGCTGGTGGACTTCGAAACGGCCAGCCGCAACGGCGAGCCGTTCACTATGATGCTTGAGTATTACGCGGCATACCGGAGGGCTGAAAAGAACCTGCCTCCGGTGCTGCCAAACTTCTCGAACAACATGTGCACCGCTTACCTGAAGGTGAAGATCGGCGAAAAGCACATGCGCGCCTTGGGCTACACAGAGTGGGATTGCGTCGTCGGAATCCGGTACGACGAACCGAAACGCTACCACCGCATGATGGCCGCCAATGATCGCGGCGGCACCCGATGGGACAATGTCTGTCCCTCCTACACCGCCGGCATCACCAAGGAGGATGTAGGCGCATTCTGGGTGGCGCAACCATTCGACTTGGGAATGGACTCCGACTTCGGCAACTGCGACCTGTGCTGGAAGAAGAACGAAGGCAAGCTGATCAAGACCATCATGAACGACCCGTCGCGGGTTATCTGGTGGTCAGGCACAGAGGAACGCTTTGGCCAGGTGTTCCGGCAGGATCGCGCTGATTACAAGACGATGGGTTGGTCTGCCGAGCAACGTTCCCGGCAGACCGACTTTGATTTCAATTATCTCGCAGAAGACATCGACTGCTTCTGCGGAGATTAATTTTCATACTTCTCCAGTTGAATCGGACCGGACAACGGAAAGCGAAAACTTTCAGTCAAGCAAGTTATCAATAATAGAGTCAACACCTGACGCGTGTTTTTTCGCGGCATCATACAACTGCCCCAATACGGGGGACCATCGCACAGACTCAGTTATAACTTCACCGGACACAATAAATCCAAAGCGGATAGAGGTACTCCAATTGAAACTGTCCTCGTCCGTCCAATGCTTTCCTCTTTCTTCATACACAACAATCACGCTTCCTTTATAATTTGCACGAAGAAATGTTGGTACAAAATTATCAGTATTCTTAGTCAGACCCAAGGGAGCAGCAGACAGCTCCCACGGGACAGTTCCTAAATAAGTGGCGCGTAGAATTTGCGCCAACAACTTTGAAATCTTATCTTCCGTACTCATTTCTGCCTCCAGCCTAAATCATTATGTCCGCCGGTGACCTGCGATATTATCCCCGCATAATCAGTAGCGATGTCCCACGCCTCATCAATTCCAATATCGGAAACTTTACCTGGAATCAGATAAAACTTCTTTTTTTCTATTTTGGCAAGTAGCCGTGACAACGACTTTTTTTCGTCAGGACCAACTTTTCCTTTCAGGTTAATCAATCGCCCCCTGAGGCTAGCTATAACTATATGGGCTTGTCGACCATTACCATTAGTAGACTCCCAAGACTCTAAAGCTTTTAGGAGTAGCGTTGACTCAGTAGTAAGTTCAGGGAGTATCTCTCCGATGCGTACTCGATTAAAAAAATAATCTTTTATGCTCTTCGCTTGCCACCCGATCCAACATGTGAGCAAGAACCCAAGCCACGTTACGACATCAGCGCTCCACCCCAACGTCAGCCAACTAGGCAGCGCCCATTCATTCATAGCCAGTTTCCCGTCCGCACTGCTTCACCATGATTTTTCAAGTGATTATGCCTACCCAATTGCGTCGAAGGTATCCCCATGCCCACAGAAAACAAACCGGTCGAACACAGCTTTGACCTGAACACCCCAGATGGCGGACGCGGCTACATTGCCAACCTGTTCAAGACCGTGCTCAAGCGTCACGACTACCGCCAGTACATCGCTGAGCGACTGGCCGGCGACTTTGCCTGCACGATGGCGCAGCACCTCGAGCGCATCACCGCCGAGCGTGACGCCCTGCAACAGCGCCTGAACGCAGCGGATCAGCTGAACGATACGGCTACATCTTTGATACGCCGCATGGTCGCCAACTTCGACACCGAGATCCGTTATCACGAAGACGTCGAGCCGAACGACCTGGAGCATGACTTGGTGCTTTCGGAAATGCGCGAGTTCCTGAATCCAAAGGATGATGACTGGCATATGAACCCGTGCAAGCAAGGGCACCGCGATGTCGGTGCGGCCGGCGGTGTGGCGGCGTGCAACCAGTGCGACGAGAAGATTGAGGCCGCGACCACTCAGGAGGCTTTCGAGAGATGGAACGCTACGCACCTGCCATCGCCGGTCGCGGTGGTGATGCCTGATCGATCACCAGAGGACTACGCCATTGAGCATGCTGAATACATGGCCAAGTCGGCCGACGATGTGCTGGCGAAGTTCCAGGCATATGGCTTGGCACTGCTGGCAATCGATGAGGGTGGCGACGACGGCGAAGGCGAGCTATTTGAGGCAATCGACTCAGCGCGCCAGGACTTGCAGGAATCCCTGGTGGATATGCGCGGCAGCGTTTACGAGTTTCGCAAGCGTAGCGCCAAATCCCGATAGGAGTACATTCGCACTCCTACGATCTGAGACAGATGTTTACTCGGGGGTCGCGTACAAATGGCTTACGCAGGTACCGCAAACTTTCCTTCCAAGCTTTGCTGCCGTGGCTCTAGCGACTTCTTCGCTCCTGCAGCTCTCGTTGACGTTGTCGGTGTCCTTGTGGGCAACCTTTTTGCAGATAGATTCGAGTTGATTTTCGCATTGCAAAGGGTCTGTTGTGAGCAATTTTCCTTCGAAAATGTGGTGCTCTTCAGATTCTTTCCGCTTCCGTATTGAGTAAGTGATCATTCCGTAATCTCAATTGATGATGGCGGTGCGCCACCCTCAATACTGCCTATATCCGTAATTTATTAACACCCCTCCCCTACAAAGTCAGCCGCTATAGCGGCAAGGACGAAGTCATGTCTGAAGAAATCGTTTTGATCCAGCCAGTAGCCGTGGTTCGCGACAAGAACGGCTGGTGGTATCACCCGGGCATTCCGGATTTTGGCGGCGGCGAAGACCCCGCTCCATATATCGCCTGGGCGAAGGTTCAAGGCCTTGAGCTGAAAGGCTGGCACTCGGGCGACGAGATTTACGATCTGCCTGACGAGGACGCTGCGTGCACCGCCTGGAATCCAGAAGCCCCAAGCCCTGAGTGGTTCCTCATGGGAATCTTCGATACGGATGACGGCCCCTACGTCCAGTGGGCGCGCCGGGTGACGCCATGATCCTCCCCAGCATTGCCGTCAACTTACTCTTCTTCTGGCTTCCATTGGTACTGACCATAAAGGCGGTGATCGGATGATTATCGATGATGTGATGACGGACAAAATCACCCTGCACGGCCTCGGCTTTGTGCAGGTCCAGCTGCAGGGTAATCAGCGTCTGCACGTCTGGCACCCTGAGCTACCGCGCCGGGCATGCTTCGAACACTCAGCGATCCACGACCACCGTTTCAACTTCACCTCCCGCGTGATCGTCGGCACGCAGTTCAACCACGAGTTCGAAGTCGTCTGCCATGACGCCGGCGAATTCATGCTGTACCTGCACGAAGGCGCTCGGACAGCGCGCGGTGGCCGGCCGTGGACGCCGGACGGTCGTGCAGACCTGGCGCATGTCCGAACGATCGGGATTCCCGCCGGCAACGACTACAACACCCAGGCATACGCATATCACCGCACTGAACCGGGCGGCGATGGGCGGGTGGCGACGATCATGGCCAAGCGCGGCGAGTACCCGGCCGGCGCCCACTCAACCTGTCGCGTAGGTATCCAGCCCGACACCGACTTCGATCGGTTCCAGTGGTCGCCAGCTCAACTCTGGGAGGTCGTCAGCGATGTGCTGCTCGGCCAGAAGGTGGCGGCATGATCCTCTTCCCAATAGCCGCCCCGCTCTACATGGCCTACCTAATCTACAAGGGGCCGTGGCGATGAGCCGGTTGCGGCTTCTGGCGAGACGGTTTCGCCGGCGCTGGCTCGGCGCAAAGTACTGCACTATCGAAACGCGCAGCACCCATCAGTTCGAACTCGCAAGCTCGATCGTGGAGATGCGTACCTTTAAGTGCAGCAAGTGCGGGCACCAGGCTTTCTGGCATCCGCTGACCGGTCTGACATCATGAACCGCATGGTCAGCGTCCGCACCGAGGAACTGGCCGGCCCGGCGCTGGACTGGGCAATCAACGCGATCGAGGGTGATCGGCAACCCGGCACCGGCCAGCTGCAACTCTTCGCCCTTCCCGACGCCGACCACCTGATCACGAAGTACGGCGTCTGGGTCGATGTTGCCCACCGCCACCCTTGGCTGGCAGACATGACCAACGACCCGTTCAACCGCCAGCCCGGCGAAACCCGAACCATCGCAGTGTTCCGCGCCGTGGTCTTCGCCAAGCTCGGCGCCGCGGTGAGCGTCCCCGCCGAACTCATCCAGCAGTAACCCCTCCCCCAACTCAACAGCCTGCCGGTGTACGGCGGGCGGAGCTATGCACGTATGGCCAAGCAAGCCGCGAAAGATGTTCTCGACGAAATGACTAAAGAGGATCTGGTGGCGTGGATTAGAAGCCATCACTTCTCTCGTCCCAAGCGAAGCGACGTTCTGTATCTGCGATGGGAGCGGCAGTCAGCCGAGGTGCTTGAGGAAATGCAGAAGGAAAACCGCGCGCTCGATGGATTGGATTTCAAGGAGCGCGATCGGCTCGCAGTCCGATTCAACGAGTCGAATGACTCTGCTGAAAGGTTGCGGCTTCTTGAGCTTATGGCCCCGTACAACAAGGCCATGTCTGATCACATCAAGCGATCCCAGACCATCGACAGAAAAAGCAAAAGGGTCGATGCCCTCTATGAACAGATCGACACCGAGCGCCAAAAAGAAAGCGGGCGCAGATCAGCTTAACCCCATCACCACCTTCTGCCGCCACGCGCGGCATGGAGCCCCCCCATTTAACCGCCCCATCAGGGGAAAAGGATGCTGTATGGGCGCACAAAAATTGCAGCCACGCTTTATCCGCGCCGGCGAGGCGCCTGCCTACTTGAGCATGAATTTGCCGTTGTTTAATGAAATCGTCAGGCCGTTCGTGAACGAGTTCCCGATCGGGGAGCGCGGGGTCGGCTTCGATCGTCAGGAGCTTGATGCGTGGGCATCGTCCTACGTGGCAGCCAAGGCAATTGATAAAAAGGGCGCGAGGGAGCAACAATTGCCCCGCAGCGAGCGCCAGAAAGGAGAAACACAATGGCGCGAAAAACGATCACAGGCCTCTCCCAAAGGAAAGGTCTCTGGCATATCGACAAGAAGATCAACGGCGAAAGACTTTACGAATCTACTGGAACAAGTGACCGGCAAGAAGCAGAGCGCTACCTGATACACCGACTGGAGCAGATCCGGCAGGAGAAGGTCTACGGCGTTCGGCAGGTCAGAACGTCGCGGGATGCGGCGATGCGCTTCTTGGTCGAATTCAAGGATCAGCCTTCCATCAAGCTTTCAGCTCACCACCTTTCACAGCTGGACGAATTCATCGGCAACATGCCGCTGACCCATATTGATGACCAGGCCCTCGGGCCTTTCATCAAGGACAGGTTGGCGAGCAAAACGCTGCCGGATGGCAAGGTGAAGAAAGGCGTGAGCAACAGAACGGTGAACATCTCGATCGAGCGTGTGGTTCGGGTTTTGTCGTTGTGTGCCAGGAAGTGGCGAGATGATGAGCGGAGGCCGTGGCTGGATAGCGTGCCAATGCTTACGAAGCTGGAAGAGAAGAAATCGAGTCGCAAGCCCTATCCGATGTCGTGGGAGGAGCAGTCGATTCTTTTCGGGGAGTTGCCGGCCCACCTGCAGACGATGGCGCTGTTCAAGGTGAACACCGGCTGTCGCGAGCAGGAAGTTTGCAAGCTGAGGTGGGACTGGGAAATATCGGTACCGGAGCTCGGTACCAGTGTGTTCCTAATCCCGGCTGACTTTGGCGGCAGACACGAACGTTCTGGCGTGAAGAATGGCGACGAGCGCCTGGTAGTGCTGAACAGCGTTGCCAAGTCGATCATTGATAAGCAGCGCGGCCTGAGCAAGGAATGGGTTTTTCCTTACAACGGTAACGCAATGCATCGGATGAACGACTCTGCTTGGAAGAAGGCGCGAGTGAGAGCGGCGAAACTCTGGCAGGAGGAAAACCTTCGCCCCGCTCACCCTGGCTATCTGTCGATCAGGATTCACGATTTGAAACACACGTTTGGCCGTCGCCTTCGAGCGGCGGGCGTAACCGAAGAAGACCGAAAGGCACTTCTGGGTCACAAGAACGGCAGCATCACCAGTCACTATTCGGGCGCTGAGCTCGGGCATCTGATTGAGGCTGCGAACATGGTATCAGCAACCGATTCACGTGGGCCGGTGCTGACAATCTTGAAGAGGAAGCAGGCGTGA